TTATCTCCAACAGAGAGAGAAACACTAGTGGAAACTTCTGTATCTGCAGAAGTATTTGCCTCACCAAAAGTATTAGTTGTAAAAATATCACCAATATTTGTCTTAATTAAGCGTGGATACATAAATTTATCAGTAAAATCTGTTGCTTTATATACAAAATCTTTATGCGCCTGTTTTCTTTCATCATAAAGCTTTTCTTCATTATAAACAAGCATAAATTCGCCATCACCTTTAAAGTGAACTACACCAGCCGCATAATCATATTTAGCAAATTGACCCTGTTCAAGCTGAGCAATTGGAGTCTTCTTTGCAGCTGCTCCTTCCCCCTCTACGTTTGCAGCAGGTAACTGAGCATAAATCTGACCAGTGACAATACCAGAAAGGTGGTTAGGCTCAACCTGTCCAAAACCAATTCTCTTAATTTGTGTTGCCATTTTTCAGCATCCTCCTAATAATAAATTAACCAAGTTTTTCTTGTTCTTTAACAGCTTTTACCCAATCTGGCAGGCTGTCATTTTCATTGCTATTTAAAGTATAAGTAACAATTTTTTCTTCTTTATCATCAATTTCTTTATCTAAAGTAAAATTGATTTTCTTATCAAAACAAATTACTGAAAGTTTTGCTTTAATTTCATCTAAAGTATACTTCTCTTTATTACTAATAACATCTTTCTTATCTTCATCTGAAAGCATATAAAACTCAGCAATAAGAGCGTCCTTTTTCTGATTATCAATGTCTTTCTTAAAATTTACAAGTTCTTGATATTGATTTTGAAGAGTAGTATAAGAATCTTTTAAAGTATTAAGCTCTTCTTCAAGAAGCTCATATCTTTTAGCAGTTTTCTTATCTTCTTCTTCTTCGTTATCATCATTTTTAGAATCATCAGAGTTAGAATCAGAATTAGAATCTTCTGTGTCATTAGTAGACTATTCCTTCTCTTCTTCATCTTCTTCTTTTTTTACATAATCAGCAGGAACAGAAGTATCTTCAATATTATCTTTTGTTTCTGAAGCTGTTTCAATACTATCTTCTACCTGAATAAAATCAGTTACAGGATTAGTCTCTTCATTTTCAACAGCTACAGTATTTTCAAGATTCTCCATCTGTTGTCCTCCTCTGCTTAAAGCATTCTTTAAATCTTGCATCATACTATACAAGGTATGTTTAAAATTATTATCTAATGTAAATTTTGTACTTATATCAGGAGCAGTAATTGAGGCGCCTTCAAAACAAGGCTCAACATCATCTCCTAAAATACAAATCTTTTGAATAATTGCATCATTTATGATAAAGAAATCTATTCCATTATTATAATTTGTTTTCCACTATCCCTTAACGGATTTTTCTTGAAATTCCATTGACTGCGGACGCCCCTAATTTACAGGTAAGCTGGATTCTGGAAATTGGTCCGTCCAAAGATAACCAGTTGTCATAAGATATTTATGAATAACTTTATTACCCATGCCATCGTCATCTTCAAAATTTTGAAACCAAACTTCTGCGTCTGGTGAAACAAATCCATAAGGAATGGTTTGACATTCAAACTTAATTCCTTCATCATCGATAATAACTTTTTCCCCGTGGTCTGTAAAATCTTCTTTGTTTTGTCGATAATAACCAACAATAGGCGCCCCGCGAAGCGTTTTACCTATCTCCGCCGCAACCTATTCAGTAATAAAAGTTCGATTTCTATTAGCTCCCACGTAAAGAACTTTTATTTCACATTTAGACATTAATGGATTAATGTCTAAAGGCTGAAGATTTAAAAACTATGGAGAATCAATAGTAGCAACTGATTGATGCATAAATATTTTCTCCTTTTTAGTTTTCCTATATTTATAATAAAAATCTTTTTAATATTTTAATAGCCTTTGTCCTAATTTTTTTTATTATTTTTTAACTCATTGACTATTTATTTTGAATTGTTTTAGTTGACTTTTCATCATCATCTTTTTCAGGGCGCCCTGCCCCGTCTTCTCCAGTACTATTTTTATTCCTATTTAATACCTCGGCATTCATTGTACTAGACATCAAAGGTGGAATAAAGACATTAACTAAATCTAAAATATCATTTTCAAAATATGCAGTTGCTAATATAGCACTTTGAGATTGTCCTAATGCAATTTGCGGCAACATCTTAGAATATCCTAATTGAGTATGTTCTTTATATTGTTTAGCAAGATCTTTATAATTATAAATTGTAGTAGGAAGAATTTGTGCTCTATAAGTAACTTTTTTTGGACTTTTATTATAAGGTATTAATAAAGTATTTAAAAATGTTTCAAACTGCTGAATCAAATTCCACATTGAAGCTTCATCATTTAAAATAGACTTTTCAAGAGCAATATTTCCATCTGTATTAAATTGCATCTGTGAAACACCCGCTTCATTATAAACAGTACGTTCCACTTTCTCTAAATCATCTGAAGTAGTTGAAGTATTATTATCTGCCATATCTGCAACATCAACATCTGCAAAAGTAGTTAAAACGTCAATTCCAATAGCTTTTGAAAGCATTTGAACTGCATTATTATGAAGTTGTTGTGCTTCATCCACATCAAATACTAAATCACCATTTTTATCAATTGGCATTTTTTGAATAATAATTTTTAATAATTGCTGTTGCATTTTTCTACGGTCAAGGTCTTGCGCAGCATCTAAATCAATAATTGCAGGAATCACTGCAATAAAAGGAGGAAAATCTTCTCCATTCAAGTTAAATTTAATAACAGAACCTATCTCAAGTAAGTACCATCCAGCATCATCACCAGGAAATTCAGGCTTTAATTTACCTTGTTTATATAATTTATATCCTTTTTCAAATTCTGGAGGAAATACTTTTAATACTGCAGCTCTTTGCTCAACGTTTATAAACATGTCATTAAAATATTTCATATTAAATTCAACTGCGGGCTGCCCATTTACTGTAAAACGTGACCTACAGTATTTTGGCGCAAGTTCTTGCACTACAACCGTTCCATTTCGTGCAATTAAATATCCATAGTAACAGCCATTTTTTATTACTTTTAATGCAACATCTCCAAAAAATTTCTTTGCTTCAAATTTATCTAAATAAGTTAAAACCTTATTAAAACCATTAAGAAGTTTTTCTGGTTCTATTAAATTTGAATAATATGGAGTCACGAGCCAATCATATCTGTACATATATGCCATATAACGACATAATCTTTGATAAATACCACTAATTTTATAAAAATAATTAGATATGTCTCTCATTTTATCAAGATTAGCATAATGAATTGCATTTAAAACTTCTCTTTTATCAGCTAAAAGAGGATTAATTTTATAAAAATCGCCTAATTTAAAAGTTGCATCTTTAACTGATTTTGAACCGACACGAATCTTAGAAAAATCAATCGGTATATAATTAGTCGCCTAATCAGGAATTTGGTAATCTTCAGTTTCAATCATATTAAAGCCTTTCTTTTTTATTTCAGCAACTCGATTAATCAACCTTAGATACCTCTCCTTCTATAATATTTTTAGTCATTCCATCACCATCCAAAAGCAGCCTTTAAAATATAATCATATGTTATTCTAGCTTCATCCCAATATGGAATAATTACTAATTTTATTCCATTTTTACTACAATACTATCTTTTTTTCATATCATTATATTGTTGTTTTCTTAGCCCACTATATCCCCCAAATTTACTTTTTGCTTCATAATGTTGTATTCCTTGAAACTAAATTAAAAAATCTATATTGTGCTAATCATCAAAAACCGCAAAATCAAAACGTAATGGACGACCATTGTTACTTACTAAATCAGAAAAAGAATATTCCTATTGAAATTCTAATCCAGATTCTTGTAAAATTTCAAAAATTTTTATTTCTCCTCTAGAGGCTTTCATTTTATGGAATAACTCCTTTCTGAAAAATTCATTCCTAATTATATAAAAATTGAATAATATTATTTTAAAGAATTGTCCTTATTTTGAAGAAGTGAAAAATAAAAAATCTGAAATATTTCTATGTTTCCTTTTTTTACTTAATTCTTCTTCGTATCGTATATAATAAAGACCATAAATAAAAGCTGAAAATTTATCTTTTTTAATGCTTCTATTACTTTGTTTAAGAATAATATTAATACCCTAATTTTCTTCAACCAAATTTAACATCTGTTCTTTTAAAATAGATGTCAAAATAAAAGGTCTTAAATATTCGTTTCTTTCATCTATATTCATATTTTGACCATGTTTAGTAGACATTAATTTAGTTTTTGCTAAGCTCTCATCTATTAAAAATCTAATTTTTCCACTAAACATTTGTGTTTGCGCATAACTATAAGCTTCAGTGTTGATAGGGGCATTGGCTTTAATTAAAAATAATACATCTCGTTCTGTCTCAGGGGTCACAAATTTCTTATATTCTGGATACTCATCTGTATTAAAAACTCCAAAAGGTGGTAAATATTCACCATCATCTGTATCTTGAGCCTTTACTAAATAATCAATTAAACCAACACCTAATCCATTAGCATCGACTGCAATTCTACGAGGTTTATATTTATAATACAAATGTTTTATATGAATACATTGTGTTTCAAAATGTTCTGCATCATAAGTATAAATGTTTACAAGAGTCTTATAAGCTGCACCTTGAACTTGCGGTGTGACCTTAAAAACACAAATCTCTGTGGTACATCCCACACGCCCAACGTCTATACCAAATACATAGTAAGCATTTTTTGAAGATCGTCCGCTATACTAATATTCTGGCTGCAATAATACTCTATATTTATCAAATTTTTCAGAAGAAAAGAAAGCATTTTCTACATCTCCTGACCAAATTGATTTATACTACCTATTAAATGACTCATCATTAAAAGTGCCTTGTAACCTTAACTGTTCAACAAAATCTTCATCCAATAATCCAGAAATAACAGGTGTTTCATAGGTTCCGCCCATAATCATATATTCATCTGGATCAAGAATAGAATTAATCAAGATCTATATCAATTTGTGATATGCAAATGAGTTCTTCCATCCAGCGGTAGTAATATAAATCTGTGACTTATTAACATTTTCTTCTTTATGGCGACTGCCATCCGAAAGTCTTCTATCAACATTTGTAGTAGGAATAATAACTTCATTAAGAATATCACCATCGATGAGAACACATTCCTCCATCAATCCGCCAGTACGACGTTGTCCCCTAGATGATTGCCTGGCTGCTAAAATATCAATAGTAGAACCATTCTTAAATACATATTTAACATTATCTTTTGATTTTGTAGACACGCCGCGATCCCAGTTAATTTCATTATTTAAACCAGGTATTAATTTACATATCTACTAGATTTTTGCTATTGTAATACTAGCTGCTTGCTACTTACCGCCTGTGGTTACAAATAAATGTGAGTTGGGATATAAAATACATCTAATCATCAGCGCCATCATTGACAAAAAAGACTTTGAATAAGCGCGGGGAAATGTCGCGTACACATACCGATGCCGCATCACAATTCTTAAAAATATTCTTTGATAAAACAAAAAATTAAATGTACTATCTTTGCCTTTTATAAAATCTACAAAAATATCAGGATATTCTCTAAAATATGCAATTAAATCTCTTAACCCATTTATATTTTGTAATAATCGCTATTCTGACAATCCTTGCTTTTTATATTCTCTATCAGAAGATAATTGTAATAATTCTTTTAAATTCATTCTATATTAACCCTTCTACTTTGATACTCTTTTTCAATTAATTCATCATCAAGGGCTTCATCATGTTTAAACATCTATTTTAAAGAATCTTTATAATTTATAAAATCATTATCTTCTAATTCAACATCATCTAAACCTTTTGCTTTTGCATCTTTTTTATCCTTTTTCATTTCGTCAGAAATACGTTTATCTTGTAGATATTTTTCAATTTCTTGAGCTAATGATTTATCTTCATAAATCAAATTTTTATTATAGGCTTTTAGATCAGCAATAATTTGATCGACAATATCTTGAGGTTCATCGCAATGATATCTTGGAATCTCTCCGCTATGTGCCTCAACAAAATCAACAATAGCAGAAGCTGAATCGATATTGTCGCCATCTTTATCTTTATTTTGTGCTTCTGTAAATTTTGCGGATTTCATTAACGAATCATAAACACGTGATAATTTTTGATAAGAATCAATATCTCCAACATCTATTGCCTAATTCATTTTTAAAGATGTTTTACAAATCATTTTTAATGTATCTATACGCGCAGCTCCTTGGATGTCAAAAGAGTTCATAAACTCATTATATAATTGTTCAAGAATAAGCCATTGATTTGGGCGATATAATCTGCCCCATTTCATTGCTAAAAACACTTTATCTTCTTTTTCTAAATCTGATGCAGGGTCAATTAACTATTCCTACGATATAAAATTATCTTCTTGATAAGGATTTAATAAAAGATTATTATTAGTAGAAATAGAATCTTTTGTAGAGTGCTATCCTGTAACATTATTACCCCAATAAGACAATTCTTTATTTTGAGTTTCTGTCGTAACTAAAGTCTGGTATTCAGCTAGTGAAATTTTTCCTTCATCTAATTTTGTTTTTAATTCTTTTTCATATTTTTCTTTCTCTCCTTGCTCAAACTATTTTTTTTCTTTCTACTCTGCTTCTAATTCCTATTGTATTTTTTTAGAATCTTTGTAAGTATATTTATTCCATTGCTTTAATTTCATTTTAGCAAGGTATTTTCCTATAACAGACATTCCATTCATTTTATAAGGATCTTTTGCAAAAGCCTTATCTCTCAAAGCGTTCCATTCAGTAGGGATATATGGAACATCCATTTTCTCAAGAATCCATTCAAAAGTAGATGGATCAAAATTATCTATATGGGCGGTTAAACAAGGTTTACAATATTCACATTTACTACCATCTCTATAAGTATAAAAATTTATTTTATTAATTATCTTTTTACATCTATTACATTTACATTTTCCATTCTCATCCTAAACTTGTCCCTTTAAAGCATTATTTTCTAATGTTTTTATCATAAATAATCAAATCCTTTTATTTATTTTTTATTTCGACATTCTTTGCACATACTATACCAGCCATCTTTTGAAGTTTTATTTTTAGAAAAAAAATAAGGATGAGCAATTTTAATTCGATGACATCGAGAACATTTTTTCCATTTTCCTTTTTCTTCAAAAGTGTAATGCCAAATTATCCAATCTTCTTTTGCTTTTTCTGCAATTATTTTTGGAATTTTTTTTCTCCAAATTGTAGATAAATATTCCACTGAATAACTACTATTATGTTTTTCTTTTATTTTTTCTATAATTTCTTTATTTTGAACTCCATCTATTTTATATATCATTATATCATATAAAACAGGAAAATCCTTTTTTAAAGCTCGATCAATTAAATTATCTAAATCTTCCATTAAATACCATAAATCATTCTAAAAATTTCCCCATGCCTACTCTTTTAATTTAGAATAATTACATAAAAGACAACAAATGTGCTATGGATTAAAAAAAGATATTAAAGAATCACTTACAGGTTCACCATTTTCTGTTATTTCTATATTTTCTTCAAGTTGTATTTTATTTATACTTTTTGTTAATTTTGTCATTGAAATTGGCGGCTTGTATGCACTTTTTAAAATATATTGATCTTGTCTTTTTTCTATTAATTCTTTTGTTAATAAATATTTCTTTTTCCCTTTTGCCGCTTTTTGTCTTAATTCAACTTTTTTTATATCTTCTCTTAACTCTTTTAATCCTGGAATTGTTGCAATATCTTCCTCTGTAATCTAAATTTTAGGAACTAATAAAATATTTTTATCTCCACCTGTCATAAAATTATAAATACCATCTTCTCCATTGCCAAGCTTCGAAACCAATCCCTAATAAGATGTTTCTCTTTTATTTACAGTAACCATTCGGTTATCTGTTAATATATTTTTTTCTTTTTTATCTTTTTTAGTTTCAACTAAATATTTTGTAAGTTCTTCTAAGTAATAAGGAGTCAATTTTTCTGGAGGAGTTTTTTCTATAATATAATGAACTCTCTTATTACGCTCTTGGGGGTCAGAAATTGTATAATCTAACTGAAGATACGACATTTCTTCTTTTAGCTAATCTGTTAAATTAGCTTCTTTATTTTCCATAAAAACTCCTTTCTTTCTAGTTTCTATATTTTATATTATAGCAAAAAAATTTTTAAAAGTCAAACTGGATTAAAAGAACTTTTTATTGATTTTTATTAAAAAATATTTTATAATATATTTAAAGAAAAAATAATATATAAATAAAAGAGGGCAAAAAGAGATGATAAAAACTGAGCTAATAGTTGATGCCGTTTGGTGAGTATTAAGGAGAAAATAAATGATGATACATATTGCAATAAACATGTTAATCGCAGGTGGAATCTTTATAGCATTAGCTGTTATAAGCTGCGCTATAATCGCAGGAGAAGATGATTACATTAATAGGAGATTTTGATGTTGAGCGTAGATGAGCCGTTCGTTTTTGACGGCATAAATAGCGCAGACAAAATGCCAGATGAGGGTAGAAAGATCCTAGCACATTGGTTTTATAACGACAAGGAATGGTATGGAGTATTTCGTGTTGGACTTGACTGTATTATTAATCTACATGACGACTCGTTTCTTATGTTAGATGACTATACCAAATTTGAATGGAGATATTTAGATAATACAAAAACATAAATACAATAGACGTGCAAAGAAAATGCGAGCTATTAGAAAGAAAAAATATTCATATTATATTTAATTTTAAGTATAAAAATTTAAATTTAAAGGAGAAAAGAAAACAATTGATATTAGCAATAACGGGGCATAGGCCCAAAAGATTAAAAGGACAAGAAAAAACAATAAAAAAATGGGCGCGGGCGCAGCTTATAGACCTTAATCCATCAGCAATTTATTGCGGAATGGCACAAGGCACTGATCAAATTATAGCGACCGCCGCAAAAGAACTAAGTATTCCTATTATCTGTTGTTATCCTTTTCCTAAAAATTATTATCATCCTATTGAAGAATGGATAATGGAAAATAATGAAATTATATTTATTAATTCCGCTTACTCAAAAAAAGCCTATTATCTTCGAGATAAGTTTATGATAGATCATGCAAATGCGGTCTTATGTGTATGGGATGGGATTTGTAGCGGGGGAACTTATATTACTAGAGATTATGCTTATAAAAATAATAAAAAAATAATAGATTATTATGGATTAAGAGAGGTGAAAAAATGACATTAACTATCTATCATGATGACGATAATCGGCCGCAGCCGCTTATTGTAAAAAATATTATCTCATATAATTGTTATTTTAGTTCTGATAATACAATAAATATTGTTACAGAGAGACAAAAAATTAGTAAAACAAATACAGATGGGAAGCCTGAATATATATCATCACGATGGAATGTTTCTATTGCTGAACATTTATTTCATGATATTATTACAACAGCATAAGGAGATTTTATATGTTTATTTTAATTTTTAATGTGCTTTTTGTATTAACTATTGCTTCAATTATATTAGCTTGTATTCCTTTTATTATAATATTTTTAGAACAGAAAAATAAATAATAAAAAATTTTATAACAATAGAAAAAGAACAATATAAAATAGAAAAATATTTAAAGAAGGAGGAGCGGAAGTCGCAGATATGTGACGGTCATATACCTGCAAAACCGCAACATTTTTATGGATCGAGTAACAACAAAATATAAAGTAAATGAAAAGAAACGTACAGTAGTATGTATCATAACAACAGTAAATGATATTCCATCACGATTAGCTAAATATGATTTAGCAGATGAGGATTATGACACTATTGACCTCGATATTCGTACCTATACAGGTATTGCGAAATGTGCGCCTGAAGATACTTGGAATGAAATCTATGGTAAAAGATTGGCTGAGTACAGAGCTTCTCGCGCCCGTCAGATAGATATTAATACTGAACTAAAGGCTTATATTAAGGGTATTTCTAAATGTGTAGATAATCTTCGTAATTATGGTTTCATAAAAAATCCGCATAAACCGAAGGAGTCTAATTAATTATGAAAAAAACATATTGCGATAGATGTGGAAAAGAAATTTATTATGATTCGCGGCAACAGGCCATTTTACCAACTTATGACATTCATTATGTAAATTCAATTTATCATACTAATAGTTTTGATTTATGTGGTAATTGTCAAATTGAATTTAATAATTGGATGGAAAAATGGTTAAAGGGAAAAAAGAAATGAAGAAAATTTTTTAGATGAAGAATGGGACACTGCAGAAGAAAGAAATGAAGAGAGAAAATATTATGAAACTTTTAATAACAAAGGTGGTAAATATATAAAATATTATAAGCCTTCTGTTGCAAAACTGGTTTCAGAAAGAACTAATTATAAAATGAGGGAAATTAAAGGATGATTATTATTAAATGTTTAATTTTTTTAATGATTGGCGCGGGAGCTGGATTTGTAATCGCCGCAATGGTGAGCGCCAATGATGAATAAATTAAAAAATTTTTCTTATTTGAAGTCTGGTGCCGCGTAGATTTTGGAATTAGAGTATGAAAAAGATAGCTGAAATGGAAAAGGAAGAGAGAAGTGATGAATAGTACTTTTTTAGATTTTGGGACAGAAAAGAAACAGTGTTTTGATGATTACGAAAATGGCGAACTGATTATGTCAAATGACAAATGTAGCAACTGCGAACATTATTATGAATGTCGATTTTTGCATAGGGCAATGGATGAAGTGGTTTATGGTTCTGATTGAAAGGCGGCGAGGGATTAACAGATAAATACTTTTAGAGAAAGTCCCGTTTTTTCGATTTTAAAAATTAATTTGGAGAGAGTTTTGTCGAGCACAAACCCATTTCACAATTTTAAAAAATTTTTTCCCAAAATATACCCCCTATACATTGACTTTACTTTAGAAAATTTTCGAGAGCCTTGAACGGCAAATACCGGGGCACCCTAAAGAAAAATATTAATGGACGCGCTACTTTTATTCAATAAAAAAATAAAATAAATAAAGAAGATAAGCATTTATTACATTCTCTTTACAATGAATAAGAAAGATAATGATTTTTATTTATCTTTTTATTTATTTAGAATAATAATAAAATAATAATAAAGCTTTTATTTAAGACTGTTAATGCTCGGCGAGCGAGCGACCGCGCGAGTCCGCTGTCAGAATCTTTGTATATCTTGCACAAAATTTTCTCCAGACTTTTGTTAATTATTTCTGCTTGACTTTTCCTAAAATTCATGTTAAAATAAAATGATTTTATTTTTTATCTTTTTACTAATCATTAAAAGTGTCACTCTTGATGATTAGTATTTTTTATAAAAAAAATTTTATTAAAAATTTATTAATTTTTTATTAAATAATTAATAAAATTTTTAATAATTATGTTAACTGTAAAATCAACTAATCCTAAAGCGCATAAGCGATTGACCGGAAAGAGTTAGAGGAGTAAAAGCTAAAGACAACAAGAAAAGTCATTGACAATGAAGTAACAATGTGTTATAATAAAAGTTATATTAAATAAATATTATTATTAATATTATTATATAATAAATATAAGAATATAATATTAATCTACTACTAGAGTATCCTACAGCTGTGCGCATGTCAAAGTTTTAACAAAGGCAATTATAAAAAACAATAGAGAATAGTATTCTATTTTAATTCATAAGCTAAAGCTATAACATGCAAAAGTTAATTCTTTATTATTGCACATATATTTTAATAAACATTTATTTAAATGCTTTTAGATAAATAGTTTTAATTATTAAATAATTTTAAAAAACAACAATTGACTTTTAAAAAATATTATATTATAATAATAATATCAAAAGAAAAGGGAGTAATAAATAATGAATAATAACAAAAATAACTTTAATAAAATTGTCTTAACCGCTATCATTGTAATAATATCTTTAATTATCTTTGCTAACTTATCTTGGTATGAAACACATTATACTAGAATAGTAGAAGTAATGAATGTTTATGATAATGCTATTGTAGTGAAAGATGAATACAATAATCATTGGACTTTTAAAGAAGATGGATTTAAAATAGGGGATATATTAAAAATAACAATTAATACAATGCATACAGATAATAATGAAAAAGATGATATTATTGAGAAAGTGAATGTTATTTATAATAAATAAAATATATTTTTAAAAGTAATTAAAAGACTATCAAAATAAAATAGTCTTTTAATTCAATTCATTATGTTATACAATAGAAAAATAAAGAGGATTAAAAACGTATGACTTTGCTATCATGTTTATTGTTATTTTTTAAATGTTTTATAATTGTCTTTTGGTTTATCTTAGTATCTTTTATGGCATTAACAGATTTTATTTCAAATAAAAAAAGAGGTTATATTTTTTTAATTATTCTTATTCTAGGAGTTTTTCTTTTTACTAGAAATAGTTTTTTAATAAAAATGCTTGACTCTTTAAAATTGTTTTGGTATGATTAAATCATCAAAAGAAAGGGAATTAAAACAATGACAAGAGAAGAAATGCTGACAGAGGTTATCAGAACAAGAGGATTTGAAGACAAATGGGCAGTCTGGTTTGCGGAGCTGATGGAGAATGAAACAATTTCAAACAATGCTTTACAAAGTGCAATGGTCGTGGCAATCGCAATGCCTTTTGATAATGAAGATGAGGATGAATAATCCTCATCTTTTTTTATTTTTTCCAAAAACTGCTTGACTTCTCTAACCGGATGTGGTATTATAATTATAGAAAAAAGAAAGGAGAAAAACAAAAATGACAAGCAAGCATTACACTTATGATAGAAGAAAAAGAGAAGAATTGATCGAAGCTATTGGTTATGGGAAAACAATTAAAACCGTAATAGTTGACAGAAATCATAAAAATGGACCTGAAATTCATGAAATAAGCGATACTGGAATTATTACTATCTTCAATTTGTATACACATAAAATGATTACTAAATTAATTGCACGGCCTGGTCAAATAAAAAGATATTTCAATGAAAATGAAGTTATTCCAAATAATCTTTTACAGTTAGCAAGACAACATCAAAAAATGGCTTACAATTTAGTGTAGAAAAGAGGTTTAAACCTCTTTTCTATTATTAAAAAAATTTTTTATAAAACACTTGACAAAGAACAGTTTAGATGATATAATTAAATCATCAAAAGGAAAGGAAATAAAAATTATGATGAATATTTGCGAATACTTTAATAATCTTTATAAAAATGTTAAGAATGAAGCTGAATGGGGAGCAGTTAATGAATATGAATATTCTGTGTATGAAATGGAAGAAGGTTTTGAAGAATGGGCTAAAAAGAATAATATTGACTTGACCGCTATGGGTGCTCATGGAATTACAATTCTTCAATATTGGGCATGGAATTTTGAGGACTGAAAAGTCCTCTTTTTTATGCCGGCGCGCCAGCTATCGACTCGGCGCGCTTTTCCATTATATCATACTCTCGACTCATTTGTCAATAGACAAACTGCACAAAAATAAATAAAAATTTTTTCCCAAAATTAGGCATTTTTTTCGCCAAAACCGCTTGACAAAATACTCCGGAAAGCATATAATATAATCAGAAAGAAGGAAAGCAAAGGAGAACAAAAAAATGGAAAAAAATAATAATACTTGTTGGAATTGTCCTTTAAAATGGAATTGCGCTCTGTGGCTTTTTGGTAAATGGAATGTAAATAAAGAAATGTGTAATTGTACAGATGAAAGATTAGTTGCTTTAGATAATCCTTTTGATGTAGACCTTGAACTCTTAAATAAATGGAGAACTTGAGGATTGAAAGGTCTTTTTATAAAGCTCTTGACTTTCTCTGTTAATGTGATATACTTTAATTATCAAAAAAAGAAAGGAGAAAATCAAAATGTATAAAACCGTATGGATGATTAAAAATTTAACAGAAAATACTACAACAGAATTGACATGGTATCATTTTGGCAAAGAACCAAAATTCCCAAACTGGTACATGGAAGAAGGCAAGACTTATGAAATTGAAATGATTTGGAATTTAAAACTTCTTCACACACCTAAATTATTTTTTAGATGCTTAACTCATTTTTATAAAATAAAATAAAAAACGCTTGACAAGAACTGGGAAGTCTGCTATAATTAAATTATCAAAAGAAAGGAAATAAAAATTATGTATAAAATAAAAGTAAGAAATATTGAAACTAATAAAGTTTGGTGGGAATATGGTTTTACAAAATTTATGATGAAAAGAGTTTGTTATCTGTTTAATAATACTGATTATAATAATTTTTCATCTTATGAAATAGAAGCTATAATTCCTGTTGTTTTTAATATAAAAACTTTTAAAAAATGTTTAATAAATTATGCAGAATATGTTGAAATGTAATCATTAAAAGAAAGGAAATAAAAATTATGATTAACAACCTTCCTACTTACGCTAATGAATATAAGTATATTGTTGCTCGTAGAATTAATAAAGAGCTTTGGTTCTGGGGTGCTTGGAATGATCGCGATAAGGCGAATGAAGTTGCTCTTGAGATTGGCGGTGAGGTGGTCACTAACGAGTGACTACCAAATAAAAAAAAATAAAAAAACTATTGACAAATTAATCTTCATGTGGTATAATTAGATCATCAAAAGAGAAAGGAGACTCGGACATGTATTCTTGGGAAATTGATAAAGAAATTAAAGAAAAGAATAATATTCTTAATGCCGATAGAATGAATAAAATCAGAGAAGAAAGCTGCCAAGTTAAAGTTATTGAACTTATCAAAATTGAAATTTCTTTCTTTGTTTACAGAATACTGACAGATGATGGCTATGCATGGGAAATTAAAATTAAAAAAATCTTTTAATAAAAAGCTTGACAATTCAAGTCGGATGTGATATTATAACATTATCAAAAAAGAAGATTAAAATAATGAAAGAAGAACTTCTGAGCAGAATGATTAAGATTTACGGATTTGAACATGAAGCGGTTATTGAGTTCGCCGCCCTGATGGAAACAGGTGTAAGCGATAAGACACTTGAAACTTTAGTCAAACACCATGAAGCTTTCCCGCTTATAGGCGATGAAGATGAGAATGAATAATTCTCATCTTTTTTTGTGCCCGGCGCGCTGGCGTTCGAGTCAGCGCGTTTTTTCATTATACTATAGCCATCGAGTTTTGTCAATAGGCAAATTGTATAAAAATCTGGGGCAAAAATATCCCAAAATTAAGCAAAATTTTTTCAAAAATCGCTTGACTTTTTAGGGTTATGATGATATACTTGTATCATCAAAGGGAAGGAGATAAAAACAATGACTAAGATGACAAAGAATGTTATGAAAGAATTATTAAAAGAAGAAAACTACATGGACGCTTTGGCTTTGGTGGCAAATAAAGTTATGAAATTTAAAACTTTTGAAGGACAGGATGCCGAAAGAGAACGTATTTATGATAAATTAATGGATTGGGCTATTGAATTTAATAATGAAGCTGATGAAGATGATGAAAACGATTATGAAGAGAATGTTTTAAGAATTGACTCTGCTATCTGGTGCGCTATTGATTATTAATTATGTGATTATTACGCATTATTTTCCAAAATTAAGCAAAAAATTTTTTAAAAAACGCTTGGCTTTCCGGGCGTATGGTGGTATACTTAAATCATCAAGAGAGAGGAGAGTATAACCGATGATGAACACAAGCCTTTTTGAAATGATGATTAACCGCTATAACAAGCTTTCATATACTCACAACTACATTTATGGATTCTTTTTTCAGAACACTGTCTATATGGTTAAAACTACAGCTGAAATTATGCCTTATATTTTAAAACTTGATAAAGCAAGTCGTGGGGCTGGATACAGCTTAAGATTTTGCCCGACTAAGGCACAGAAAACCTTCTTGTTAACAAAAGGTGCACAGGTTCTTTGTTCCAAAGAGTTTTTTGAAACAAGCGTAAAAGAAAGCAAATACAACAAAGGTGAAGTATTTGAAAAGATGGTAACAGAATTTTATGGTCAAGAATGGACAAAAGATAATGTTCCTTTTACAGAAAATGGCGATTTAACAGTAAATAATATTGCTTATCAAATAAAATTTGAAAAAGCTACATTCACAAATGAAAAAACACTTGCAAGGATGTAAAAAGCTATTGACAAATAAAATGAAAAATGATATAATATAATTACAGTAAAAGAAAGGAAATAAAAAAATGGCACTTAATAAAGCAATTCAATGCGGAAAAGAACATAGAAAACCTTATTATGGAAGTAAAGCAATAGATAAATCTTGTAGAAATCATGGTGGCTGTCCATGGTGCGAAGAAAATAGAAAATATAAATATTTAAAAAAATCTCAAAAAATGCTTGACAAATTGAAAGAATGGTATTATAATTAAATCAAGATAAAGAAAGGGGAAATAAAAAATGACAACAACAATCTTCTTCGACATGGACGGCACAATCGCAGACCTTTATGGTGTAGAAAACTGGTTAGATTATTTAATTGCTTCAGACACACTTCCTTATAAAATTGCTAAACCGCTTATAAGGCTTAATTCTCTTGCAAGAATTTTAAATAAACTTCAGAAAAATGGTTATAGAATTGGAATTATTAGCTGGCTGTCAAAAAATGGAACTGAAGATTATAATAAAGCTGTGACAGAAACAAAAATGAATTGGCTTAAAAAACATCTGGCAAGTGTAAATTTTGATGAAATTAACATCGTAGAATATGGTACACCTAAACAGCTTTTTGCAAAAACTAAAAATGATATTCTTTTTGACGATGAAGCCAAAAATCGTAACAACTGGACAGGAACAGCTTTTGATGTAAATGAAATTTTAGAAATTCTCAAGGGGATGTAAAAAACCCCTTGACAAAAGAAACAGCATTTGCTATAATTAAATCATCAAAAAACAAAAGAAAAAGGAGAGTTAAAAATGAGAAATGTAAATTATTTAATAAAAACTTGTGATGGACATACTTTTAAAACAACTGATTACACTCTTGCAACTACTTGCGGAAACCGCATCTTGGAAACTTTTTTAACAGAGGTAAAAACAGAAAAAACCAAAGAACAGATTGAAAGGTATATCCGCAGATACAAAAAAAGAATAGAAAGAATCAAAAGCAAGTCTTAAAAATAGACTTGCTTTTTAATTTAAAAGTTGGCGGGGCGCGAGCCATCGACTCGCGCCGAAACTTCCATTATAACATACCCCGCAAATTTTGTCAAGAGAAAAACCACACAAAATTTTCACTACAAAGATCCCGAAATTAGTGCAAAATTACCTCTTGATTTTTTTTAAAATTTTTATTATAATAATTATACAAGGTAAGGAAAGTCAAAGAAGTCAAAACAAAAAATTTTTCAATCCTAGGTAAAAAAATAAAAAAGTTCTTGACAAAACAAAGGCCTTGTGCTATAATAAATATAGAAGTTAAGCAAAGAAAGGGCGTCGAGTATATGAAATTTAGGCGAAAAGCGCCATGTTAGGTGGATGCAAGGCGCTAACATAAATTCTATCATCCATGAGCGGTTAGCGCTGACCGCTCAAAAAAAATAAAAAACTCTTGACAAATCAAAAGAATATGATATAATGAATATATAAAATAAATAAAAAGAAAGAGGTAATGCTATATGACAAAAAGAGAAATGTTTAACGCAATCCGCAACGTAGTTATCGACAATGCTGAGATGGTAGAATTTATCGACCACGAAATTGAACTTCTCAATCGTAAATCGTCATCAGCAAAGAAGCCTACAAAAATTCAGCTTGAGAACATTGGTTTTAAGAATGAAATTGTTGAATATCTTACAAGCGTAGATACTGCAAAAACAATCAAAGAACTTCAGGCTGAGATTCCATCTATTTCTGCACTGACAAATCAGAGAATCACTCACATGCTTACAGACCTTGTAAAAGATGGTACTCTTACAAAAGAATACATTAAGAAAACACCTTACTTCTCTATTGCGAGATAAAAACTTAGTCTTAGGGCGGCTACCATTGAGGTAGCTTCCCTTGAGCGGCGCCCGGGCGAACTGAAAAAATTTTTTAAAAAACCTATTGACAAAATAATCTCACTATGCTATAATTAAATCATCAAAAGAAAGGAGATTCTAAAATGATTGCGGTTTTAAGATGGACAGATGGATTTGGTCATGACACTTATGTAAAAGCAATTTATCCCACCCTTGAGCAGGCAAAACAGTATTTTTCAGAGGGTGACCGCTGGGTAGAATTTAATTATGGGCTTGTTGATTTCGATTGGTACGAAGCTAATGAATTTAGAGAAATAAAACATAAAAAAAAGAAAAAAAAGTCTTGACAAAATTTGCGGTTGGTGCTATACTATAATCAAGAAAGGAGAGATGAACATGGATAAAGAAAAATTGATTACAAGGATTATGAAAGAGTGTGAGCAGGACGGCGAGCCTGTCACGAGAGAAGAAGCCGAGGAAATGGCTGAGATGGAAATCAAGGCGAACGGTATTAAGCACTATGAAAAGTCCGACAAGCCGAGAAAGACAGTCAAGAAAGAGCGCAAGGTGGATGCCACCAAAAAGCGGTTGCTGATGGACTGCAAGGTTTTGCTTGAGGGTTTAGGCGCTGAAATTCTCAGAGTGAAAACTGAAACGGAAGTTACCTTCATTTTTGAGAGCGAGGAATACAGCTTGAAGTTGATTAAGCATCGTCCCAAGAAATAATCGCGGGCAGGGGGTTGAAATCCCCCTGTTTACTAGTTCATCAGAGCGCCCGGGCGAGACCGCCACATTGTAAAAATAAAATATAAAAACACTTGACAAATAAATCTTATTATAGTATAATTAAATCATCAAAAGAGAGGAGAAAATAAAAATGAAAGTAATAAATTATGAATTTATTGATTGGTTAAAAAACGCATTGAAAATAAAAAAAGATTTTATGTATTCTTTTGCGAAAGATGAATATTATACTACTGCATCAACATTTAAGGGAGAAATTTCCGCACTAGAGGAAATATTAAAAGAAATAGAACACTATACCGAAGAGTTGCCAAATGATGAAAAAAATAATGAATACATTTATTTAAATAATAATAATTGGATGCAGTTTTGGGGTAAAAAAATTCAAGTATCACAAACAGAAGATTTTTCTAAAAACTGCACAGGCAGATTTGTAGGATATTCGCCAGAAAGTAAACATTCTTATCGTATCTCTAATGCTCGTTGGTTTCGATATGCACGTATAGAAAAGGAGAAATAATATGAAAACTGCACTATTTTTAAATGGTTGTTCCTTAACAAACGAAGAAATCTCTGCTTGTGAAAAACTTATAAAAGAAATGCGAGCGGAGCGCATTAAACAGGAAAAATATAAAAAAAATAAAGAATATTTAGAAGAGGTTATTGTGGCCATGATTGATTCTATTGGAATTGATGACACCAAACGAATTATTAGAGATATTAACCGCACTTTACGGAAACCTGGGAAAGATTGGAATGAAGAGTATGTTTTCTAAAACATACTCTTTTTGTCGTCGCGCTGGCGTCCGGGCCAGCGCGAAATCTCCATTATACCACCCGCCACACTTTTTGTCAAGTAAAATCTGTTAAAAAAATATACAAAAATATATCCCAAAATTAATGCATTTTGTATATTGACTTTTTTTAAAACCTATATTATAATATATACATAAGATAAAGAAAGGCAACGAAGTGAAGTGCTAGGTGGTCTGACGAGCCGTGCGCCGTTGGGTTATTTAAGGAAGCGGATAGCCTTTAAAAAAATTAAAAAACTGTTGACAAATTAAAAATCTTATGCTATAATAAATACATAAAGGAAAGGAAAGTGATTTTTATGAGAGACCCTCCCAAAAAAAATAAAAAAACTCTTGACAAACTTTTTAAAATCTGTTATAATAAATATATAAGATAAAGAAAAAATAAAATCATAAAAAGAAAGAAGGAATGTACTATGACAAAGAAAGAAATGTTTGCTAAAATTCGTGAAATGGTTATCAATGATGTAGAGATGGTAGAGTTTATTGACCATGAGATTGAACTTCTTAATCGTAAAACCAACAGAGAGAAAAAAATGACTAAAACTCAGCTTGAAAATGAAGGCTTTAAGAAAATGATTGTTGAATACCTTACAGAAAACAAAGAAGCTAAAAACATTAAGGAACTTCAGGCAGAGATTGCGGAACTGGAAAATCTTACTAATCAGAAAGTAACACATCTGCTGACAGCCCTTGTAAAAGATGGTATTCTTGAGAAAGAATACATTAAGAAAACACCTTTTTACAAAGCTATCTAAAGTAGGGGGCTTAAAAGCCCCTACTCTTTAAAAAGGAGTTGATGTTTATGAATTATATCTTAAACGGAAAACACATTCATATTCCAAATGAAGAAATTGAAAAAAATTGCAAATTGTTACAAGTATCAAAAGAAGAAGCAATTCAAATTTGGCTTGAAGATGAAGGCTATCTTGAAAATGAAACTGTAAAAGAGTTGACTGAAAAAGCTAAAGCTAATAAAGTTAAACTTGGCGCTAAATCTGATAAAGTTAGAAAAACTGTAAAAAGAGAACGAAAACCCGATGAAGAAAAGGAAAATCTTATTGAAATTCTTGCAAATTGTCTGAAAAATGCGGGATTTGATACAGAAATTACTAATAAAAGTAAGATTATTGAGTTTAATGTAGGAAAAAATCACTATAAACTGGATTTAATTAAACAAAGACCGCCTAAAAAGTAAATATTTAAGTTATTTTTACTGATTTTTCATAAAAAATAATGAAAAATCAGTAATTTTTTTTATTTTTTTCTTCTTGACAACTTGAAAATTTTGTGCCGGGCGAAAATCTTGTCAATAGGCAATTTAAATAATTTTTTTATTATCTTTTGTACAATATTTACTATTGATTTTTAATAAAAGATATAATATAATTATATTATCAAAAGAAAGGAAATAAAAACTTATGAATGTACTTGTAATTGACACTGAAACCGCAAACTCTGTAGAACAGCCATTACCCTACGATGTAGGCTATGCTATTGTTGATACTAAAACTGGAGAAATTTTTACTGAAAAATCTTTTGTAGTTGCGGAAATTTTTCTTGATAAAGGACTGATGAAAAACGCTTACTTCGCTGAAAAAATTCCTCAGTATTGGAAAGATATAAAAACAGGTAAACGAACAATGAAATCTATTTGCAATATTCGAAAAGCAATTAGAAAAGATATGGATTTTTATCATGTAAAAAGAGTAGGTGCTTATAATATGGGTTTTGATAACAGAGCAACAAAAAATGATATTCGCTATATTAGCGGTTCACTTATTAAATGGTTTTTTCCTTATGGTACTGAATTTTTTTGCATTTGGAATATGGCTTGCTCTTCAATTTTAAGCACAAAAGATTACATAACTTTCGCTCTTGAAAATGGTTTTGTATCTGAACATGATAACATTCAGACAAGTGCGGAAAACGCTTATAGATACCTTAAAAATGAAGTTGACTTTATAGAAAGTCATACTGGTTTAGAAGATGTAAAAATTGAAATTGAAATTATGCTTGCGGTCTTGCGGTCTGGCATGGAATACAAGGATAGAATTTATTCAGCTTGTTGGCGAACCGTCCAGCAGAAAAGAAAAGAGGTTTGTGGAAATTAACTTCCACAAACCGATCCAAAAAATTTTTAAAAAAACACTTGACAGCTGTCTTAATTTGTCATATAATTAATTTATTAAATAAAAGAGAGGTATTTTAAATGAAAATAATGTGGGAAGAAAATGCAAAAACAGTAGAACAGTTGTATGGTAGTTTTGTAAATTGGAAAGAAAAATTTTATCTTTGCCCTGAATGTGGAGAGCCAGTTTATAAATGTGATTGGTCTGAAGAAGATTTAAAAGAAATGATTTGTCCTATTTGCGGTTTTACGGAGGAATAATAAAAATGACTGAAAAAGAAACTTGGAAAGAAAAAATTTTAAAAGGAATCAAACTTATTCAGCAAGGGTGTTCTGAAAAAGACCCTACCTATTGTTCTGGTTGCCCATTAGATAACCACTGTTCAGAAATTGGCGAAGCTCCCCTGCATTGGGATATTGAAATTGAGGAGGATTAAAAAATGAAAGCTTATAAAATTGAAATTGAAGAACTTTCAGCAGATTGGGGACGTTTTATAGGATGGAAAACAATTAAATATTGTACTAATAAAATAAAAGCTGAAAAAATTGCAAAAAATCTTTATGAAAATCGTTGTTATATGGTAGAGGGTAAAACACGTATTACTGAAATTGAAATTGAGGAGTAATTAAAAAATGTATTCTGTTTGGTTTTGTGATTTAGAAAAAGTAATAAAAGTATTAAAAGAAAAAATTCCGAATCTTTCAACTTTTTGTTCTATTGAAAGTAATTTTCATGGAGATTTTGTTATAAAAAATGAAACTGAAACATGGATTGTTAAACATGATAATTTTTCAGTTTGGCATCTTGAAAAAGGTTGCTATAAATGGGGCAATTGGGTTGAGATTAAATAAAAAGAAGGTAAAAACCTTCTTTTTTTATGCAAAATATCTATTGACAGAATAGGTGCGGCCGTATATAATGACCGGGCCGCGGGCCACCGCCCAGGCCCGTTTCTCCCTCCCCAGTCCTATATGGGCTTTTTTCCTAGAACCTTAGCAACTCACTTCGCCGCCCCTAGATTCCCAAAATTAGCACTCCGAGCAGCGGGACCCGTCTCTTCGTTCATATGGCCGATTTCCGCAGATTCTTTGCTTGACAAATATCAAAAAATATGTTATAATTAAAAAAAAAGACTTTTTTACGCCGCGCCCACTTGAAAACTCTAAAAATTTTTGTTATAATATTATTATAAAAAAGAAAGGATAAAAAATATGGATTTATATGAAGCATTAAAGGCTGGTACTAGTACAGAGGAACTCCTAAGAGCATTTCACAAAGATTTGGACGAAGCAATTGCTCGCATTGCCGTAGAACAAGAGGCCGCTGCCAATAAGGAATATCTCACCCACTGCCGCGAATGTTTGGCTGATGCATTTATTGAATATGCCGAAGCATTTCTCAACGAGGATTTGGACGAATCCCTTTCTGTTGAATTTATTGTTAAAATTCTTGAAGAGCTTGAAAAAGAAATGGAACAAACTATTGCCTTCTTTAAGAAAATAGGCAAGATAGATAAAATTCTTGAGAAAACCAAAAGTGAGGATAAGAAACCAGCCAACATCAAAGTTACGACTCGTTCTGTTAATGATGATGATATTATTGCTCAGTTTATCAAGAGTCTAAAGTAAAACTATAACTAAATAAAAAGAAAGAGCTTGGGAGTGATTCCAGGCTTTTTTGGTTGCTGTAAACGGTCGCTTTATCGAAATGATAGTGGATATGGCACTGGTCCCGTTGGCACCCCCACTCATTTATTTTTATTTATTTTTATTCATTTTCCCTTATTTTCACTCATTTTTACCTATTCCAATCATTTTCACTTATTCTTATCTCTTATTCTTCTCATTTCCATTCATTCCTAATAATTCTTAGATATTTATCTTATTTAATCTATAATTATTTATTTTCTTTCTTTTTTCCTGACTCTCTACAATACTTTTTAAATCCGCTTCTCTCTTTTTTTCCACTCTTATTCCTAACAATAAATGTGGATATTGAATATCAAACTTTTAATTCTCTATTCATATCTTTCATACCCTAACTAATATTCATAATTTTTTTCTTCCATACTTTCAACTCTTTTTTAAAGCTTCTTAAATTTTTTCCTATCTTCAATCTATAAAACATAATATCATAAATCCAATCATAAGTATTAATAATAAAATCGCCGCTACTAACAAAATAATTTCCATATCATCACTCCTGATAATAATCTATCTCTTTATAAGAAACTCCCACATCATTTATATCATAACATAATTTCCATTCAAAATCAAAAGCACGACGACTCCCATACTTACACATTCTTTTTTCTCCAGTTTCAAGATCTAAAAAACACACTTCAAAACCTTTATCAAGCAATTCTACCTAAATAACAAAAGGTCTATTATCA